TCAATAGCATTAAAACTGTCATGAGCTTTTATGTTTTCTTTAAACTCTAAATATTCAGCTTTGTTATTTATTGTTGGCACTTCATAATGTTTCTCACTTGTTTTTGTCATTGTTTCCTTCCTTTGTTTTTAATTATAATATACATTTTGGATATAATGTCAATAGTATATTTTTAATCATTATGCTGCTCTCTCTTCGTGTTCCATTGGTGTTAAATCGCATTCAAGCTGCCAATTAATTACATTAATAATTTCTTTATCATTAACTGTAATTGATGCACCATCAAACCAATCTAAATACCAATATTCAACTGATTTAATATTCTTATCATTGTCTGTATAGATCCTAAACTCATCACCAGGTCCACCCCAACTTAATTGCCAACGATAATAACCATCTGATTGATTATCAAATGTATCACATACAACATAGTCCCAACTTAAACCATATTCAGACAACCATTGAGCTGTATCAAGATTGTTATTATTGTAGGCATTTGATATTTCTTTTAATCTTGATTGATAATTTTTATTTACAAGATCAATACATTTTTTTTCTTTTGTCATTGTTTTACCTTTCATTTGTTTATATACAAACCATATACATATATATATTGCTGTCAATACAAAAAGTATATTTTTTTTATGTGTGATATTTATGCAACAATCTAGTTTATAATGATTCTAAAGTAATTTAATTAAAAATAATACTTTACAATTATATAAATTGGATATATAAAGAGATTAAACAAATAAACAAAGAGGAAATATGAAAACAATTAAAATAGAACTTCACTCAGCTTGGCAGAAGCCAGAAGTATTTGAAGTTAAAAATGTTAAAACAGCTCAAGAAATTTGTGAAGCCGGAATAAATCAACAATTTTTGGTTTATGTAAATGGTGAGAAATATAAATCAATTAGATCATTTGGAAGAAAGGTTTTATAATGATTAAAAAAATAAAATTAATATATAGAAGAATAATGTTTAAATATTCAAAACAAGATATGAAAGCTATATTAAAATACGATCCATTAGATATATTAAATTAATAATAATAAACAATTAAACCTACTGATTAATTAATTTTAATTGGTAGGTTTTTTTTATGTGAGATCCTGGAATAATACCTGGATATATAATTGTTGTTGAAGTTGCTATTCTAATATTAAGAGCTGTTGCTGATCTTCCCATAAAATATCGGTCAACAATACTGACCTATTTATTAAATTAAAAGATTAAAAGCTATTACTATTGATAATCCATAAGTTATCATTAGTAATAATATACCGGTAAACCTACTTTTTTAATTTGCTTGACCCCCATACCCCCAAATTTGCGACCACCATTTATTATATATATATACATGGGACTCGAGGACTCCCTTATACACATCCACATCTTCATCTTGCCAGACCACCACAAATAAACTACATATAGTATATGGACTATTTTGGGTTAGAAGATGTAGAATCAGTTGCTTATGTTGATAAAGATAGCAATGATGTCATTATAAAGTTTGTTGGTTTTCCTAATGAATTAGCATCAACACTATTTATTAACTATGTTATGCTTTGTATTGGCTTTGACTTTGAACCTACAGATAGTATGCCTAGTAAAAAAATACACTAGATATGGATATTAAGATTCCCTATACACCTAGAAAACACCAAGCTCACTTACACAAAAAAATATCAGAATACAGATGGAATGTATTGGTTTGTCATAGAAGGTTTGGCAAAACAGTATGTATGATTAACCACCTTATACGCAGTGCCTTATTATCCAAAAACAAGAACCCTAGATACGCATACATAGCTCCCACCTTTAAACAAGCGAAAAGTATTGCTTGGGATTATATGAAACAATTTACCGCCAAGATACCTTATACAAAATTTAACGAAACAGAGTTGCGTGTGGATTTGCCGAATGGCAGCAGAATAACTTTACTAGGTTCAGAAAACTCAGATGGCTTGAGAGGTATATACCTTGATGGTTGTGTAATTGATGAGTACGCAAATGTAAACAGTAGGTTGTTTCCAGAAATAATTAGACCTGCACTATCAGATAGAAAAGGTTACTGCGTGTTTATTGGTACACCTATGGGAATGAACAACAACTTCTATGAACTATACCAACACGCACAAGGAGCTGATGATTGGTTCAACTACAAGGCAAAAGCTAGTGAAACAAAAATTGTAGATGAAGAAGAGCTAGTCAAGGCAAAAGAGGTAATGGGAGAAAAGAAGTTCCAGCAAGAGTTTGAATGTGATTGGATAGCAAACATAGAAGGTGCAGTATATTCAGATGTGCTTATAAAAATGGAAGATAAAAAGCAGCTAACAAGAGTTCCATACGACCCAAGTTTACCTGTGTCAACATCATGGGATCTTGGAGTTTCAGATCATTCTGCAATAATATTCTTTCAGCAGTTAGGTAGATCAGTAAACATTATTGATTACCATGAAGAACGAGGTCAAGGTTTACCACACTATGTGCAAATTATTAAAGATAAAGATTATGTTTACAAAGATCATTTTGCACCACATGATATTGAAGTTACAGATTTTAGTAATGGTAAGACCAGGAGAGAGGTCGCATATCAATTAGGAGTTAGGTTTAAAGTCGTACCAAAAATTCCATTAGAGGATGGCATACACGCAACCACAATGACCTTGCCTAGATGCTGGATTGATACTGACCATTGCAAAAAGTTAATAGATGCGTTAAGACATTACCACAGGAAGTACATTGACAAAAATAGAATGTTCAGATCGAAACCTGTACACGATTGGAGTAGTCATGCCTGTGATGCCATGAGGTATCTAAGTGTAGGATTGCAAGAAATTAATGATAGACAAACTGCTCCACAAAGTGTAGCAGATAATGAATACAGGATTATATAATTATGGGATCAATTTTAAGACCAAAAATGCCACCTTTACCACCAGTTCAACCTTTGCCTGAACCACCTTCAGCAGAACTTTCACAGGCAGAAAAAGACAGAATTGCGGCAGAACAAAGAGATATAGAAAGAAAACGTAAAGGCAGAAAGTCTACAATTCTAACTGGACCACTAGGTGTTGAAGAAGAAGCTGAAATAGAACAGAAAACTTTATTAGGATCATAATGTTTGAAAATATTAAAAAAATTTTTAAAAAAAAACCAAAGGCAAAAGTTAAAAAGGTTAAAGAAGTTTTAGTATTAGATGAAGATAAAACTTTTGAAAATGAAGTTAAGAAACCAGAAGCAAAAGTAAAACCAAAAGATACTAAAGAAACTAAATCATCATTAACATTTGGAGTATAATATGGGAGGATCAGTAGCAAGAATTATATCAAAACCAAAACCAACTCCTGTACCAACACCTACTGCACCAGAAGTTTCTCAAGCTACAGCAACTGCAATGGATGGTTATGATGCAAGAAAAACTAAATCTAGAGGTAGATCAACTACAATTTTAACAGGACCTAAAGGTGTTGAAGAAGAAACATTAACACTAGGTCGTAAAAGTTTATTAGGACAATAATGGCAAGAACAGATTTAACAAAAGGATTATTATCCAGATTTGAAAAACTTGAAGGTCAAAGGCAAAACTGGGAAACGCATTGGCAAGAAGTTGCAGATTATATGCAACCAAGAAAAGCAGATGTAACTAAACAAAGAGCTAGAGGTGATAAAAGAATGGAACAAGTCTTTGACTCATCACCTATACAGGCAGTAGAATTATTAGCAGCATCATTACATGGTATGCTAACAAACCCTTCTACTCCTTGGTTTACTTTAAGATTTAAAGATGAAGAAATTGATAATGAAGATGAAGCAAAACTTTGGTTAGAGTCATCTACAGATGCAATGTACACAGCTTTTAATAGATCAAACTTTCAACAAGAAATATTTGAATTGTACCATGACCTTATTACTTTTGGTACAGCAGCAATGTTTATTGAAGAAGATAATGATGACATTATAAAATTTTCAACAAGACATATTAACGAAGTATTTATTGCAGAGAATGACAAAGGTAGAATAGATACTATTTATAGAAAATTTAAAATATCTGCTAGAGCTGCAATACAAAAATTTGGTAAAACAGTTTCTTCTGATGTACAAACAAAAGCAAAAAAAGATCCATACGAAGAAGTAGAAATATTACACGCAGTTTATCCAAGAGCAGACTTTAATCCTAATAAAAAAGATAAAGCTAATATGCCATTTGAATCTGTGTATATTGAATTTAAAAATGGTAACGAATTATCTGTATCTGGATTTAGAGAATTTCCATTTGTAGTGCCAAGATATTTAAAAGCATCAAATGAAATTTATGGAAGATCACCTGCAATGACAGCATTACCTGATGTTAAAATGTTAAATGAAATGTCAAAGACAACTATTAAAGCTGCACAGAAACAGGTAGATCCACCACTATTAGTTCCTGATGATGGATTTTTATTACCAGTTAGAACTGTACCAGGTGGATTAAATTTTTATAGATCA